GACGCGGTAAACTGGCAGGACCATGACGACATTCGTCACCCGGACGTTGGTCTGGGGGGAGATCTGTCGTTGTTCTACCCGACATGGGCAGACGAAATGGTCATCCCCAACGGTGCCACCGAGGAAGAGATTCGTGGTCTGATCCAAGATCACCTGTATCCTCCGCAAGAGGCAGCGTAACCCAATCCCAGCTATACCTTTACCCGTTCCCCGGGGTGAGGATCCCCTCATCCCGTCTTTCAGGAGAATTGCAATGTCTGATAAAAAGCCAACCCCGATCAAAGGGTTGACCCCACCTCCTACCCCAGTTCGCAAGTTCTGGTGGCTGGTCGCCGGTGACGTGTATTTCCATCTGGGTAACCCGGAAGAAACACAGGCTGCCTCGCTCAATGCCATCATTTCCACCGAAGGTCCAGCGATCAACTCGGCTGCCTTGGGCCGTGCTCAAGCCGGTCTGGTCCAGCGTCTGCACGACTCCAACCCGGAAGCCAAGTTCACCACGGCTGACGTGCGTTTCGGTGCCATCTCTGGCCTCGGGCACATGTCCGACGAAGAGTTCTTCGGTCCTGCCAAAGCAGCAGGTGTGTAATGAGTGGGCAGTTGACCGGAGGCCGAGTCAATTACTACTTGGCTCCCGTGACACATCCCCAGCGTGAAGAGCAGCCGGCCTACGTGGCCGAATGCGAAGACATCATTGCTGCCCTGAAAATGGACTTCAATGAGGCCTGTGAATTCAAGGCCATCTGGCGTACTGCCTCTGCCCGACTGGGCAATGGTAAGCCGGGTCAGAAAGCTCTCTATGATGCCGAGAAGCGTCTGCACTATGCAGGCCGGTCGGTTCGTGAGCTGAAGAACGCTCAAGCCTGAACCAAGGGGCCAACACTGGCCCCGAACTGAGGAATCACCTGTGATTACCAACAAGACCGGTATCTCTCTGGCCATGGCAGTGTGGGCCGTCAATGACGACTACGACTACAACAACCAAGAGAACTACATCTCTGTCACTACCCTGATGCGACCGATCCGACAGATCGTGTTGCCTCGCCGGGTACCCGTCGATCAGCGTGAGCCCGTCGACGTCATTGATCTACTTAGCCGTGCCATGGGCAACTCCATTCACGACTCGGTGGAGAAAGCCTGGGTCGCCAATTACAAGAAGAACCTGCACAAGCTGGGCACCCCCGAACAGGTGATTGCCCGTGTACTGGTCAATGCTACTGATGAAGACCTCGCTGAATGGCGACTGGCCAATTCGGGCAAAGACCCGATCTTGGTCTACGTCGAGCAGCGTGCCCTGAAGACGGTCAAGACCCTGCGTCGTGAGTGGGTGGTCGGTGGCAAGTTCGACATGGTGACCGATGGCATCGTCAACGACACCAAAACCACCACGGCTTACACATGGCTGTACGGTGGCAAGGATGAGGAATACTCTAAACAGGGTTCCTTGTACCGCTGGCTCAACCCGGACAAGATCTACGAAGATTTTATTCGGATCAATTTCCTGTTCACCGACTGGCAAAAGTCTTCAGCGAAAACCAACCCGAGCTACCCGCAGTCCCGTGTGGAGTTCAAGGACATTCCCTTGAAAGACATTACGGAAACCGAACAGTGGGTGGTGGCCAAGCTGGAACAGGTTGAACGCTACATGACGGTGCCTGAAGATCAAATCCCGCACTGCACTGACGAAGAACTGTGGTTGTCCGATCCGGTGTTCAAGTACTACTTGAAACCGGAAACTGCTATGGCCGGTGGCCGTGCCACCAAAAACTGTGACTCGATGGCCGAGGCCCGTGAGTACATGGCAGGCAAAGGTGGTAAAGGCACCATCATCACCGTGAAGGGCGAGCCCAAACGCTGTGACTGGTGCGATGCTTTCGCCATCTGTTCGCAGAAGGACGCCTTCGAAAAATACAAATCCTGATTAACCGAGGTAGCACATGCTTGACCTGACCGGGGTGACTCACCACCCAGTTATTACTGAAATCACTGATGTGCTCTGCTCGAAAACGCAGAACACTGACCGTGGCTTCTTCCACGTGGAGGTGGCCTATTTCCTTGGAAAGCTGGCCAGCTCCCAACGAGCAACCATCGTCACGAAAGACCGTGGTGAAATCCCGGTCAACATCTATGCCATGAACCTTGCCACCTCTGGCTATGGTAAAGGGCACTCGGTGGCAATCTTTGAGGGAGAATTCCTCGCTGGTTTCCGTAAACGTTTCATGGAAGACACCTTCCCGGTAGTTGCCGAGAAGCACCTGTGGGACATCGCCAATGAACGGGCCGTGCGTAATGGCACCGATCAACAGGAAGAGTTCGAGAAAGCTGAAGCCGAGTGGAAGCGTGCCGGTGCCTTGCCGTTCACCTTCGACTCAGCCACTGGCCCAGCCGTGAAGCAACTGCGTCACAAGCTGGTCATGTCCAACTGCGGTTCCCTGAATCTACAAGTGGACGAAGTGGGCACCAACCTGCAAGCTGCCTTGGAACCCTTGGCTCTGTATCTGGAGCTGTATGACCAAGGCCTGATCAAACCCAAGCTCACCAAGAACACGGCTGAGAACCAGCGAAACGAGGATCTGGACGGGAAAACCCCGGCCAACCTGTTGCTGTTCGGTACTCCGTCCAAGCTGTTCGACGGTGGCCCCACCGAGGATGCGTTCTACAGCCTGCTGGATACCGGCTACGCTCGACGCTGCCTCTTTGGCTGGGGCCAAGCCGAGAAGAAGGCTCACCTGAGCCTGACCCCGGCTGAGATCTACGCCAACCTGATCAACCCGACCAACAACTCGATGGTCGACAAGTGGTCCCAGCATTTCCATGCACTGGCCGACCCGGCTGTGTTTGGCTGGAAGATGAAGGTCGAAGACGACGTGGGCATCATGCTCCTGACGTACCAGATCGAATGCAAGAAAGCTGCTGAAGCCTTTGCCGACCACGAGGAAATCCGTAAGGCTGAAATGGAGCACCGCTACTTCAAAGCTCTGAAGCTGGCCGGTGCCTATGCCTTCGTCGATGGCTCGGTGGAGATCACCATGGACCACCTGAAACAAGCGATCCTGCTGGTGGAAGAGTCCGGGACTGCCTTCCAGAAGATCCTCACCCGTGAGAAGGCTTACGTGAAACTGGCCCGGTACATCGTTGATGTCGGGGCTGACCTCACCCATGCCGACTTGCACGAGGCTTTGCCATTCTACAAGTCCAGCAACGCAGCTCGCAACGAGCTGATGACCATGGCCGTGGCCGCTGGTTATACCCGGAACTGGATCATCAAGAAGAAATTCGTCGATGGCATCGAGTTCTTCCGGGGCGAAAAGCTGAAGGAAACCAATCTGGACAACATGATCGTGTCCTACTCGGACCACTGGGCCTACAACTACAACAACGAGGAAGTCCCTTTCTCCGAGTTGGACGTACTGACCCAGGCCGAAGGCATGCACTGGGCCAACCACCATTTCAAGAGTGGCCACCGTTCTGCCGAGAACGTGATCGTCGGTTTCAACATGGTGGTCATCGATGTGGACGGAGGCGTCAGCCTGCAAACCGTGCACGACCTGATGGCCGAGTACAAGTTCATCACCTACACCACCAAACGGCACACGGAAGAGGAACACCGCTTCCGGCTGGTCCTGCCCATGAACTTCCATCTGGAACTGGACCGTGAGGACTACAAGGCCTTCATGAACAGTGTGATGGCATGGCTGCCGTTCCCTACCGACGAATCGGCGAACCAAGCCGAGAAGAAGTGGGAGTGTTTCCATGGTGGAACGTTCTTCCGCAATGACGAGGGTGGGCTGCTGGATATCCTGCCGTTCATTCCTCGCACGTCGATGAACGACAAGTTCCAAGCCGGCTTCAAGGCGGTCGAGTCGCTCGACAATCTGGAACGCTGGTTCGCCAGTCGTATCGCTTCGGGTAACCGCAACAATCAGATGATCAAGTTCGCCTTGGCTCTGGTGGACAATGGTATGTCGCTGCTGGAGGTGGGCCGTCAGGTCCATGCCTTTAACCAGAAGCTGAGCAACCCAATGGATGAGGAAGAAGTTGATTCCACCATCATGGTCACGGTTGGTAAGCGATTCTCCCGTAAGTAACCCGTAATTGCCTAACAGGCTTGCTTGGCTGTTAGGCACTCAGGAGGACACATGTCCGAAGATGCAATGAATGACCAGTTGGTTCTGGTCGTGGGTGAGTCGGCTTCTGGCAAGTCGGCCTCGCTGCGTAACATCCAGAACCAAGAGGACTGGATCTACTTGGGCACGGAGGCCGGCAAACGTCTGCCCTTCCGGAACAAGTTCGAACGCCACGTCATCACCGATCCCTATCAGGTGCACGAGGCCTTCGACTATGCCACCAACGGCATTCCGGAAGAGAACATCCCCAAGCCGGAGAACAACCGGGGGATCATCTGTGACTCCCTGACGTTCCTGATGGACATGTTCGAAACCAATTACGTGCTGAATGCGGCCAACACCATGCAAGCATGGGGTGCCTACCAGCAGTTCTTCAAGATCCTGTTGCAACAGAAGGTGGCCGGCTACGGCAAACCGGTTGTCTTCACGGCTCACGTGAAGGACGAGCTGAACGAAAAGACGGCTGAGATGAAGACCTCTGTCCCGATCAAAGGTGCTCTCAAGGGCAACGGCGTCGAGGCATACTTCTCTACTGTGGTTTCAGCCAAGAAGGTCGAGATCAAACTGCTGGAGAAATACGGCAGTGATCTGCTGATCATCACGGACGAAGAACGGGAACTCGGTTACAAGCACGTGTTCCAGACCCGACCGACCAAGACCACAACCGGCGAGCGGATTCGTTCGCCAATGGGCATGTTCTCCCGCGAGCAGACCTACATGGACAACGATGTCCAGTTGTTGCTAGACCACCTGCACCGCTATTACGCCGACTGCTAAGCGGGCTGCGGTCAGGCATTCACCACTGAAAATAATTGAACCAAAGGAAAAATACATGAGCACTCTGTTTGGCAACCTGAACAACGATGGCCTCGAAGAATCCCAAGACCGTCTGGGTGGTGGCTTTCAGCCTCGCAGCACCGACATCTACAACATGGAAATCGTGTTGTTCTACGCTGGCCAGTCGAAGGAAGGTGCGAAATCCATCACCATCCACGCCAAGGACAGCACTGGTCTGTACCGTGAAACCATCTACATCACCAACAAGAAGGGTGAAAACTTCTTCCTGAACCGTGATGACAACAGCAAGAAAGTGCCGTTGCCGGGTTTCACCACCATCGACGACATCTGCCTGGCTGCGACCGGCTTCCCACTGGCCTCGCAGGAGTTCACCGAGAAGGTGTTCAACCTGTACGACTTCGACCAGAAGAAGGAAGTACCGACCAAGGTCATGGTCGCACTGGAAGTCATGGGCAAAACCGTGAGTCTGGGTATCCAGAAGGTTCTGGAAGACAAGACCGCGAAGAACGCCAGCACCGGTGAATACGAGCCGACCGGCGAGAGCAAGGAAACCAACTCCATCGCCAAGGTGTTCCACACCGAATCCAAGGTGACCATGGCTGAAGCCCGTGAAGGCAAAGAAGCTGCCTTCTGGGATAACTGGCTGGAACGCAACAAGGACCAGACTTACGACAAGCGTAAGGACAAGTCCGGCAATGGCAAGCCTGCGGCCAAGGCACCGCCTCAGGCTGGTGGTGCGGGTGCTGCTGCACCTCGTGCATCGTTGTTCGGTAAGAAGTAATTGATCATCCCGGTCGCCGGAATGGACCCCAGTTACACCAACTGGGGGACCGCTGAAGGCCGGCTTTGTCTGGACACCGGGATCCTCACCGACGTGATGACTGACTTGCAGAGCACCAAAAAGGGCAAGGACAAACAAGTCCGGGTCAACAGCGATGATCTGCGTCGTTCTGAAGACCTCGCCACACACGCTTTCCTTGTTGGAGAGCGTGTGCGAGTGGTGTTCTCAGAGTGTCCCGTTGGTTCCCAGTCTGCCAATGCAATGAAATCCGTGGGCGTCGCTCACGGCATTGTCGGGGCACTGCGAGCCAAGGGGATCATTGTCATTGAGGTGCAGGCCAAGGCCGTTAAAAGGGCACTGACCGGGAACCCGAATGCCAGCAAGGCTGACATGATCGAAGCTGCCATGACGATCTACCCGGATGCCGGGTGGACCTTTCATCAAGGCAAGCCGACCAACAACTGCGAGCACCGGGCCGATGCCATTGGTGCGATCCACGCTGGCGTACTCACTGCCGAGTTCCAGCAACTGATGACCCTCTTTCAAAAGGTACGTGCGTAATGCAAATCCTGCTAAACCCCAATGAAGTCTCTGAAGCCGTGCTGGGCTACGTTCAAACCCAATTTGGTCTGGACGACAGCAACACCTTCAGCGTCGAGTGTCACGACGACGGCACCGTTGCCATCTACGTGAACGAAGACACCGGTACCGAGGCTCAGCCTCAAGCTACCGAAACCAAGCCGGCCCCTCGCCGTCGTCAACGTCGCAGCAACAAAGCAGAGCAAACCTCGGGAAACGAAGCATCATCCACCCCGACTACGACCACCTCTGTCGAGCCTGTGACACCTACGGAAGCTGCACCAGTCGTGGATGCTGGCGACACCGCCCCGAGTACAACGGTCACCCAGGTGACTGAAGAACCAGTGGTTGAAACTCCGGTGGATCCCACCCCCGAAGTGGCTACCACCGTGGCTGTAGAAGAACCGGCTCAAGAGCCAGTGGCTGAAGCCGTTGCTGTCGTCGAGACGGTAGCAGCCGCTGCTGTTGAACCAGTGGTTGAAGAAGAGCCTCCGCGTAAACCTACGCAGTCGCTGTTCGCCAACCTGCGTAAACCGAACAACGGCTAACCAGTGTACCGTGCCCTACTCGTAGGGCTCGGCTTGATGGTACTGGTGGCCTGCATTGCCAGTGCCATTCACGCAGCAGCCCTACCAATCGCGATTGCGATAGTGGCTATACTGGTGATCTGGGTTCTCTGGCTCATCGATTACCCGTCGGATAGACGCAAACCTCCCTGAGTCGAGATGACCCTCTATGTAGTAGAGGTGATTGAGATGTTAACTGTGACCACTAATGGGCACATCATCACGATCAAGGAAGGTAAAGACACCATTCAGTACGACATTGAAAAGTGGCTGGTAAGAATGGATGACGGGGAATGGACACCAATGCGTGAACCCGATATTCATTGGGTCTTACGCCGGTACGATGTTAAGCCCCCACCAAAGCAGTAACAAAAGCCCCTCTTAGTGAGGGGCTTTCTTTTGGACAGTAAGTAACTACACTGGCAAAGCAACAAACCAACTCAGGAAGCAACATACCCATGGAGTCACCTATGAAACTGCTCAGCTTTATCTTCCGTAAACTGATGGGCCAGCCCAACCACCCAACCGATGAGGAAGCTGCACGTCTGAATGCTCAAGCTGAGCGTTCGCTGTAATGGCATTGCTGGTAGTGGCAGTGTCGTTCTTGTGGCCACGCAAGAACAAAAAACCCAAACCGCAATATCTTCAGACATGGCCTGACGAAGTACCGGGTTATCCACCTTCGGCGTTCGTGAAGAGCCTATGAATGCAGCAGACAATAAAAAGCCCTCAACTAAGAGGGCTTTTTATATTTGAGGCAGTGAGTCGGAATCGAACCGATCGATGCCAACGCTTTTAGGGTTGGTGCCTTACCACTCGGCCATCTCTGCATAATTGGTGGATGATGATGGAGTCGAACCACTAGCCAGAGGCGAGGCGTTTACAGCGCCCTGATGCTTTCCAAGCATCTCTACATCATCCATGTGTGGCTGGTAAGACAGGACTCGAACCTGTGACCGACGGATTAACAGTCCGTTGCTCTACCAACTGAGCTACTCACCAAAATGTGGAAGGGGAAGATGGATTCGAACCATCGCGTGTGGGTGTCAAAGACCCATGCCTTAACCAACTTGGCGATTCCCCTAAGTGACCCATCCTTGGGTCTGTCGCGATGACAGGAGCAAGATTAGAGATAACCTTGCACACTGTCAACTATCATATTGCCAACGGCATCTTAAACGGTTGGCCGATGAATATTACAGGGCCGTCATACCCAATCCACCAGTGCAGGACACCTGCATCAAGAGTGACCTGATGTTCCATCCTCCTTGCGAGGGACTTTAAACAGGTGCACTCCCGACAGGTTACCTTACTGCGTCAAGTTGATCCAAGGGTTCAACCCCATCGACCGCAGGCCTTGGCCGGGACCAATCGAATAGTCCAGTGTGCCATCCATCAACTTGCTGATCATGTTGTCCTGCGTAGGCAAACCAATGGTCCCGAACAACTCAGGTGCTGGAGCCACGGAAGCCAACAGAGCGTGCACCGGGTTGTTACGGATCATCGAAGCAGCCACCTTCACCGAACGGATCTTGAAGTTGTAGAACCACAACAACCCCAAGTTCTCCATGGTGCCCCGGAAGCGACCCGGCAGACGATCATAGTTGACGAACTCTTCGGTGATCTGGGCCAAGGCTTGAGCTTTGGTCAGACCCTTGCGAGTCATCAGATCGTCGAACAGGATCGACTTGGCCAAGAAGTCACCGTATTCCACCGACTTCTGCAAACCTTGGAACAGGGCCGTGTCCTTGGTGACCAAGGCATAACGACCCAGTGTCGAACCCCAACCCGGCAACTTCGCTGCCGCCTGTTCCATGTAGGCCTGCAACCGACCCGAGGTCAGGTCGATGTCGTTACGGATCAAGCCAGCATCGGCAATCCCCGAGAACTCACCGGCCTCGATCAAAGGCCAGATCGACATGCGTTTCTGGCTGTCTTGGATCGCCTGAATCTCGGTCTTCAGCTTACGCTCAGCCCGTGGGTCACCATGGGCAGCCCGCAATTCCGCCTCGGCTTCGATCAACCGCACCTGCGATTTGGTGAAAGCTTCCACTTCCGCCAGCTTGGACGGCATGGCCTTGGTCATGCTGCGGACCGGTACACCCCGGGCAGCGAGCTGGTACATGTTCGACATCAGGTTGGCGACCGGTACGATCACCGACTTGACCACGATCAGTACCTTGGCATCACTGACCACGTTCTGGATCAGGCCTTCAGCCGTCAGCAGCATCTTGTAGGCGTTGTTGCCAAAAGCCGACACTGCCAGATTACGCACGGCTTTCTGCGTGTCGCTCGACCACCGGCTATTACCGGTCCATGCGTCACCCACCGAAGCAGCCCGGTAGCCCAGCACGTCATTCAGCATGTCCCGACGGACCATCAGCTTGTTCTCACCGAACAGGCTGGCAGCCGTGGCCAATGTCTCGTGACTGATCAGCTTCACTGCATCACGCCACACCGGATCGGTGGTCGACAGGATGTCCACGTACTGCTTGGCATTGTCACCACTCTCCCGCAGATCCTTCTCGTACATGGCGTGCAGCCGTTGCATCAGGGTGTCGTTGAAGGATTGGGCAAAGCCCTCTTCCACCTGACGACCACGCCAGATGCCAATAGCCTTCAGCAGATCCTGCTCACCCTGCACCTTCTCCATCATCACTGGGTCCAGTGGACGTTCAAAGGCCACAATCTCACCCGTCTCCGAGTAGACCGGCAGCAGGTGCTGCGGACCGGTGTCACGGGCGTAGACCCGAGCCAGCTTCTTCACGTCCGCTGCATCGGTAATCCGGCCAGCCGTTTGAGCCAGAGAGAAACCTGTGGTGGCTTCCACCCCACCGGCTGTCTGGTGCACGTTCTGCATGATGCCTTGTTCGAACGTAGCCCGAGCAGCCACCGGAATGAAGTAGTAGCCCCGGTTCAACCCACGCTCCAGCGACGACCCAGCATAGTCACCCAGACGCTGGTAGGACTTGCCGATCAGCTTGACGTACTCGCTGTCATTCGCCACCAGCATCGACACGCCTTCGTTACCCACACTCGGGGCGTAGCCCTTGTAGTGGTTGAACTTGGCCCGGCCCAGCGACTTGCGTTGTTCCTCAGCCCGTTGCCCACTCAGGTAAGCCAGAGTGAATTCCATACCGGCCTTCTGTTCCTGAGCCAAGGTCACCAGAGTGTCCTTGTCCGCTTGGTTCAAGCCGTCCAGTGCATAGAGGCTGATCAACCGATCCAGTTTGCCAATGTCCGGCAGGGCACCCATCTTCAGGTTCTCACCCAACAGGCGAGCCACCGACTCCGGGTTACGCAGCAGGTTGTGTCCAGCCACCCCGGTGTTCATGAACACGGCCAGTTGTTTGGCCTTGGCCTGCATCCGGGACCAGTGCTGAGTCTTCGACAGGTCGGCTTCCAGACCTTTGATCGCTGCACTCGGATCAGCCACCAGTTTCAGAGCGTCCTTACCCAGGGCAGCCAAGTCAGTCTTTGCCATCGAACGATGCAGGCTGGCTTTTTCATTTTTGGTCAGTTCACGGGTGAACTTGCTGGCCAGTGTCTCTGGCAGGTTTTCCCGGTATTGCTGGCGAGTCCGGTTCACCACCGAACGCACGGCTTTGATCATGTCGTAGATCGACGCATTGGATTCAGTGCGACCCACCAGATCGTTGATCAGGTTGTGCACCGAGTCCCACATCTGCGTCTTGTTGATGGTGGCCATGGTTGCCTGAGCCACGGCTGTGGCCGAGTTCTCATTGATCAGGGCAGCAAAGCCAGCCGCTACACCACCGGCAGCCCGTTCCAATCGGCCAGCCGCATTACGCTGAGTCCGCTTGGCCAGTTTCATGGCACCAGCCGCCAGCTTCTCCATACCCTTGACCACGATCTCATTGGTCCGGTCCAGTGCACCCCCCGGCATCGAAGCCATGGTGTCGATGTAGGTTTCCCGTTGGTTGATCACTTGGGCCATGCGACCGTTCAACAGGTCAATCGCCTGCTGGACGTTGTTGGCCTTCTTGGTTCCCTGCATCCGGGTCGACAGACGATCCATCAGCATGTTGCCGGTGTTCTCCAACAGGGCATCCAAAGTGCCGGCCTTGTTCGGTGCCGACTTAGGCAAGTCCATCTTCTCCAGTACCGAGCGGAACGAGTCATTGACCGTGGCCAGAGCCAAGAAGGCAGGCAACAGGCTCGACCGGCCAGCCAGATCACGGGTTACCAGATACTTGCCCGACAGTACGTCGAACTTCTCGGCAGCCTGTGCCCGGTCGTTTGGATCGTTAGCCTCAGGGTTGGTCATGAAGGTATCAACCGACAGGTTCTTCATCACGTGAGCGTAGAGCTGTTGCACACCAGCCATGGCGTTGGCATCAATCGCCGCTTCGGTGGACAGGGCTGTCACGATGGTGTTGAAAGTGCTGGCCTCTTGGGCATTCATGTTGAAGCCATGACCCATGAACGACTCGGCCACCCGGTAGGCATTCTGGATACCGGTCATCAACGACGACTGCTCATCGATGTTGCCGGACTTCACCGGCGTCTCAAGGTAACGGCCAATGGTCGTGTTGAGGGCTTCGTTGATAGCAGACAACCGGTCGTTGTTACCGTAGATGCTGTTCTGGAACAGGACACCGGCAGCGAAACGTTCCGACAGGGCCGGTTGCGACTGCATGATCACAGCCGAGTTGAACAGCAGATTACTGAACAGATCCTTGCCAACTTCGGCCTTGATGTTGAACAGCGACTTGATAAACGACACCACTGCATTACGGGCACGAGCCAGACGGCTCACTTCCGTGCGTTGGGCCACCCGAACCAAGGAAGGATTGGTCAGGGTCCATGCCATGAACTCGTTCAAGGCTTCGGCCTGTTGACCGTTCGACTGGTAGGTGCTGATCACAGCAGCCACGGTGTTGAACGCATCGTTCACCGATTCGCTGGTCTGGGTCAGCTCTTGACCCGTGGCCATGAACTCAGCCATCAGGGTTTCGATACGGCCTACAGCCAGAGCAACCTGTTTGGTGCTGGTGCCTTGGTAGTGAGCGTTGACCGCTTCGAACGTCCCGGCGTGCACCAGTTCGTGCAGCAGGGTTTCGGTCGACGGGTTCAGCAGGTAGATGGTCTTGGCCCCGATATCGGTAAAGCCCTGAGCACCCGCTGCCAACTCACCACCCCGGTAAGCAGCCACCTCAGCCGGTGTACCCATCACCACGCTGTAATCCTGAGCCGCCAGTGAGTTGACCACTTCGGTCATCACGGCAGATTGCTCAGCCGTCAGGGTAGCCGGCAGGTTCTTCAGGTCGACAGCCGACAACACACGGGCACCCGACTCGTGGACAGTGGCCAGCGAATCAATCGCAGCCCCGACCGTGTTGGTCGGCTGGTCCTTGCGGATGGCAGCCAGCTCAATGGCGTAATAGGCATTGAGCTGTTCGGCAATGGCCACCGGGTCATCACCCACCAACGGCAGGTCACCGTTCTTCTGAAACGGCACACCAACGGCAGCCATCTGATCCACCGACACGGCCACCCGGTCCATGACCCGGTGACGGGCTTCGATCTGCTGGTGCGAGTCCAGCAGGCGAGCATTGATGTTGAGCATGGCTTCCATGATCTCGCCATCCGGGGCAGCCGACTTGGCTTGCAGACCGAACAGAGCCTTGGTCAAGGCCAGCTTGGCCGCAGGCGACAGGTTTTCCAGATCGGCATCCGACATGAACTTGTCAAACGACGAGTGCACGGCAGCCAGGGGATTACCCTGCCACGTTTGGAACACCGCTTCGTTGGCCTGCTCAGCCCCTTGCTCCATCTGATCCAGTGGCATGTTCATGCCGTCAAAGATCTTCAAGGTGCCAGTGATCGAGTCCTCCATGTTGCTGATCAACTGCATCATCAGGCCGTCACCGGTGCCGATGTTCATGAACGGGATACCCGATACACCAGCGTCTTTAGGACCAGCCACAAAAGCTGGCGAACGCATGGTGCCATCCAGTGCCCGAGCAAACTGGGCCATCTCGATATCAGCCGACTCGCTGCCAGCGATGTAGAACGACTGACCTTCGGTCTGAACCAGTGGAGACAGGTGTTCCAGTTTCTTCTGGATGCCGGCCAGTTCCTGACGGGTCAAGAAGTCCGACTTCTTCCAGTTCGGGTCTTTGGCCTTCTCACTGAGGGCCGTCTCGACTTCAGCCTTGAACGCATGCTCCAGCACAATCGACTGGGCCTGAGTGGCTTGACGCAACAGCTCAGCCGTATCCAGCAGCTCTTGACCAACAGTGGTGCTGATCGCATCCCGCATCGGGGTGACGAACAAGTGCTTCACGTTGGACTGCATGTTGAGGATCTGGTCCGTTTCGAAGGTGAACTTCACTGGGTCCAGCTTGGCCGGCTTACGCTTCGACGGTTTGGACTTGAAGAACAGACCACCGTCTTTTTTCACCCCAGCCTGAGTGTTGGTCAGGTTGTGGTAGGCATCCATGAACCGATCCATACGAGCTTGGGCATCAGCAACACTGGCCGACTGTGGACCGAACATGGCAATGGCCAGATCAGTCTCACCGGCTGCCTGTGCTTGGGCCACTTGGCTCATGCGTTCATAGATCGCATCAGTCAGCAGCTTGGTCATCTTGGCAGCAATGCCACCCGCACCAGAACCGTAAATGGTAATGGTCAGTGGGTTCTTGGCGATGCCCCGTTTCAGTTCCAGCGTGCCGGTGCCGTCTTCATTCTCGGAGTACTTGAGGTCACCACCGTAGAACTCGGTCATCAGGTGCAGCATCGAATTCATCTGGCGAGTACCCAGCTCATCACCGAGCAAGGACTTACGCAGGTAGTTCAGGTTCTGGTCCAGCACGTTGGTGGTGGCTTGATACAGATCCTGCTTGTCGTTCTGGTTGTGGCTGTTCACCGTCTCACCCGGACGGTTGAAGAACAGGCCACCCTTGGCGATGTTACGGATCCAGTCAGCCTTGAACATGCCAGTGGTGAACAACACCATGGCATTGATCGGGCCGTTGGTCACACCATCCGCTTCAACGTACATGGCAGTCCGGAAAGCCGATTTGTCGGTGGCACCCTTGTAGCGTGCGTATTCCATGACAGCGTGCAGAGCCATTGGCGTCAGGGCTTCACCAGCTTGCTTGAAGCCATCGATCAGCATGTCAGTGATGGCGTCGTTCAGCACACCCGGTGCCAATACGTCTTCCACCTTGACGTTGTTCGCCCAAGTGGACAGCTCTTCTACCACTGGAGCCAAAGGACCAGACAGCATGGCTTCAGCCTTGGCCCGGCCAGTGGCCTGCAATTCCTTGTGCACCTTCACACCCAGCAATTGGGCTACGCCCAACATGAACCGTTTGTAGTCCGCACCGGTTTCACTGCTCAGGTCCAAGGTCGAGTAGGTCGGCAGAATTGCTTCCCGTACCAACTTGTTGGACTGAGGGTTGTGCTTGCCCAGCATTTGCAGACGACCAACACGGGTCATGTTGAAAGCGTAGTGAATCGGGGTCTGATCCAAAGGACCAGTGTTGGCCACTTGACCCAGCAGCATCTGCAAATGGTCATAGGCAGCCACGGTGGACCGGTTAACACCTTCCATGGATTGGGCGTGGTTCACGTTCATCACCTTCGGGTCCAGATCACCGGCCCCGAACAGCTTGACCACATTGTCACGACCCAGTGCACTGTAGAAACCAGCCATCACGTGGTTCACAAAGTAGGGAGTCTTCTGCTCATTCTCAATTGCCTTGAGTTGTTGGGCAGTGTTTTTGACACCCGGATTGCGAAGCTGATCCTGTGCGACTTTCGGCAGATTCCCCTCACCCACGTAGTTGATCTCTTCTGGTTCGACAAGCACAGCCTGCTCGATTGCCGAAGGGAAATCGTGGATTGGGGACTCTGGATCGATCTTCGCCGGGATCAGGCGGATGAACTCTTTCACGTTCGCCTTGCCATCAGGCAGGGCCGGCAGACCATCAGCCTCGGTCAGCTTCACCTTGGTTTCAGTCAGCCAGCCACCCTTGATAAACAGACGCAGCATCTCGGCAGCCATGGCTTCAGGAATCCCTTCCTGATAGCCGATCTGGCCGGTAGCCTCATTGGCCACACCCCAGTAGCTGCGGATCTTCTGGGCCATCGAACGCTTGGCTTCAGCAATGCTCATGCCCTCGGTCAGGGCAGTGACGATGGATTCGGACACCGTGTCCTCGGTCATACCGAGAAGGTTGGCGATGTCCTGACCATCTTGGTTACCCCCAATCTGCGGCGATTCCAAGAACCATTGCAGACTGGCCAGTACGGCTCCTTGGCTCAGTTCCGGGTTGTACACCAGAGTACCGTCCACTTCCTCGGCAATGTTCAAGGTCTTACCGTCGATAAAGGTTTCGACTGGTTCGCCTTTCGCTACACGATCCCGCAGGTTGTTCTCATCGAGAAACGCTTGCAGGTTGTCGTCCAGTGCAGATACGAAGTCTTCAACCGGTTCGAGGTAAGCCTTATAGGCCTTGGCAATGTCAGTGGTGAACTCACCCTTCGGGCTGGAACCAAGGAGAGCAGTAAAGGAGGCCGAGTCACGCAGGGCCGAACGGACAACATCCACCGGTGTCTCAGTACCGATGGTGCGAGTCTTCTGATCCTTGGGCAGCTTGAACGAACGGTTGAACAGGTTGGCTTCACCACCTTTGAGTTTGGAGAACACGGCAGCCGTGCCTTTCAACTCGGGAGTGGCTTCGACAACCGGAGCTTCTTCAACCACTGGCTCAGCGACCTTTGGCTCAGGTTTGACTTGCTCTTTCGCTTTAGGCGTAACAGGTGTTACGTCGGGAGCAGTAACAGGTTTGGCAGCAGGAGCAGTATTCTCTGCCTTAACGACCGGAGCCGGTACGACTTTGGTCGACTTGATTCGAGCTACTACTTCAGCAGCCGGACCAACCAATTCATTTGCCAGCGGAGTAACCGCCACATGTTCAGCACCAAGATCTGGAAACGCAGTCACCAGTCCGTTGTAAACGTCACTCAGCAGTTTGGCTTCTACCGCAACCTTCTGGGCAAACTTCACACCACCTTCGCTGTTGGTGCGAGTGGCGACCTTGGCCTTGGAGGTAACGGCTTCACCACCGACAAACACCTCGTAGTTGAGTCCGGGATCATTCGGCTTACCCGCAGCAAAGTGGGCATTCAAGGCAGCGACCTTGTTGTTCATACCCTGGCTGAAATTCTTCAGGTCCAGCAAGCGGTCGGCTGCGAGATCACGGTCACCCGACTTGAACGCCGACATGATGCCCTTAGCGTGTTGGGTCAGCGATTTCCCTTTTTCCCCGTCTACCGAGCTAATGTTGAGGCTTACTGGATCGGCTTGGCCCGAGGCTACCGCAGCTTGATCAGCCGCTTGTACCGCACGCAGTAGTGCCACCGATGTGTCCAACGCAGCCTTCTGGCGTGGGGTAACGGTGACGTTACCCTGCTGGATCTGATAGAGGATCTTCTCACCGGTAGCAAGGTCAACCTTCTCCGGTGCCAGCTCAGCCGTAGCGAGCACATCCTGCACATCTTGTTGACCTTCTGGTGTTGCCAGAGACGCCGGGGTCACATCCACCGAACGGGCTTCGGACTTCTCCAGTGCAGCCATGACGGTTTCAATCGCCGTCATCACTTTCGGCGTACTGGTGATAGCCCCCATCAACCCTTGGTACTGACCAACGATCTGTTTGGCTTGGTGATCATCCGGCAATGCCGTCAATGCTTCCGGGTCACTGTTGATCGCGGCTGCATAGTTCTGCACCAGATCATTCAGGTAGAACCCGGCACGCAGTTGATCCGGCGAACCTTCCTCGGCACTGTTGACGATCTCGGCCATCCGCTGGATTGCACCCACCCGGTTCGACACGTCACCCAGATACTGGGCAAACTGAGCCGGGGCTTCATCCGGGGTGTAGGTGTTGGCCGACATCAGGTTATCGACGTAGGTGTTGGCTTCGGCCTGTTGCTCAGCCGGAGCAGCAGCCACCGCTTCACGCAGGACCACTTCAGCTTCCGGTGCCGTAGCCTGTGCTTCAGCAGCCGCTTGGGCCACCGTGTCATCAGCCACGGGCGAAGCTTGTTGGTTGGCTTCTTCGATTCCAGCCACCCGGTCATTGAAGGCCTTGGCCACAGTACGGCCAGCCGCCATGACACCGGACTTGGCAATCGATGGGGAACCCAGTGCAGCCGTCATGCCCATGCCATACAGGCCACCTTCGGCAATGCCACGGCCAATCCCTTCAGCCAAGTCCTTGTCACTGTTGGCCAGTTGCTGTTCAGCCACGTTCTGAGCCAATTGCCCAGTGCCGGACTGCACAGATTCTTCGGTGGTTTCCCGAGCAATGTTGCTCGCCAGCACGCGACCGGAACCCAGAGCCAGAGGGTTACCTTCAAAGCGAGATACCAGACGGCCAGCCACGGCAGCAGTCGGGGCCGTGATGGCAGCAGCGAGCAAACCGGTCTGGTTGGCCACGGCTTGTTTGGCATCTTCTTGACTGGTGCCACCGGCAATCAGGTCACGGTAGGACTGGGAACCGGCCATCAATTGTTCGTGAGTACGGTCCATGATGGCATCAGCCGACTGGGCATAGGAGCCACCGGCTTCAGTGGCCGCAATCGCCGTGGTCGTACCGAGTACACCACCCGATGCAGCAGCCAGTCCTTTGGCCACCGGACCGGCAGCAACAAACGAACCCAGTGCATTGGCAATGCCCGAACCAAGGGTGGCAGGATCGTCGGTGGCATTGTCCAGACTATCCACCACATCACGACCGACACGCTTCAGACCAGCCAGCAGGTCACCGTCGTCTTTGGCATCCAGCACTTGCTGAGCCGCATTGTCCCGCATGTCGAGGGAGTCTTTGGCATCCTTGACCCGATCACGAGCCTGCAAGCGACTGGACTGCGAGCCTTCCATGAACTTGTTGAAGTCACCCAGCAGGCCGGCTGCACCGGTACCCAAATCGTCATCGACCACACCGGCAGCCAGTGCACCCACACCACCCAATGCACCACCGACACCTTGCCCGAAGGCGACGTTGAAGTCGTCCCACAGTTGGGTACCGGTACGCTGGCCACGAGTGTCGGCTTGCAGCAGTTCACGCTCAGCCTGAGCTTGGCCTGCCATCAGGTTACTGGCTTGGGCACCGTACTTCTGAGTCATCTGGAGGGGAGACAGCGAACGCAGATCCAGCTCCAGTTCAGAAGCCGTGTCAGCACCCTGACCGGTTGCAGCACCGACGGCATTCTCAAAATACTGTTGGGGCGACATGGCTTGCTGCTTGGCAGACGCAGCATTGGCAACACGATCCATCTTGGCAGCAGAGTTGTTTACCAACGCAGCTTTCTTCTGTTCCACCGGGGGAGCAAAGACATAATCCGAAGTGAAGACACTTGGTTCTGCTTGTGGGGTTACAGGAGGAACCCATGCAGCATCTGCATTGGCTTCCGGCAACATTGCATTGGTAGCGACAGCCTGATTAAGGATGTCATCGTAGTTCGCCATATCGGCCCCTATGTGAGGATATGTTTGAGGGAGACTTTACCATCAATAACGAAAAAGCCCCAGCATTTCTGCCAGGGCTAGAGGATAACCGATTTGTGTAATTACATAGAGCGGATCGGTTTGGCAGCAGGATTATCCTGTTGTCGTTGAATGGCATCATCCAACTTCTGTTGCAACCGTTGCACTCGCTCTTCAGCACGACTGGTGTCGATGTTGGTTTGCGATTGAGCACGACGTTGCAGAGCCGACAACTCCGACTTGGCATCAGACAGACTCTTGCCAGCCGACTCGATCTGTTTGCCGATAGCCCGGGTGCGTTG